GCCTGATCCTAAAGTTTGTGCTGCTTGTAATGGTTGATTTGCTACAGCTTGTGCTTGTTGTTGTTGAGCTGACAACTGAGCTTGTTGTTGTGCTTGTTGTTGTGCACCAAGTGTTGACAACGCTCCAATCTGTTGACCTAACAATGCAGGAGTTGCTTGAGCTAAATTCATTTGATTTGCAAAGTTTTGTTGTGCTGCTGTTTGTGCTTGACCAAAACCTTGAGCTAATAACTGTGCTTGTAATGCTGCTCTGTTTCTAGCTTGATTAGATAAAAATTCTGCTTGTTGTACACCTTGTCTACCACCACCAAAAGCACCTGCTTGAATAGCTTGTGCATTTAATGCAGGTATACCAGCAGCTGTTTGTCTATCAAATTCATCTAAAGATGTTTTAATAACATCTTGTTGAAAAGGAGACATAAACTGTTGATATGCAGTTGGACCAGTGCTTGCTGCTGCAGTTTGTAAGAAAGGTTGAAATCCACCTAACCCACTTGCTAATTGTTCTGCTTGTGTTTGTAATGCACCTGGTTGAGCTACAAATTGTTGACCAAATAGTTTAGTAAGATCTTGACCTTTAAAATCACCAATAGCAGATGTAAGTTCTGTTAAATATGGTTTCGCTGCCGCTTCAATAAACGGAGCCGGTTGATTTATTTGTGTTATTGTATCTGTAGCCATTAAACTCTTCCTCCGTTTTCTAATGTTTTCATCATAGCGTACATACGCTCTGCACCTTTATCGACGTCACCATCTCCAAATTCTCTTACAGCATCTGCTGTCATTACAAATTCATTGTTTGATAACATTGCAGGAACGTCATCAGCCTTTTCTTTTACACCAACTGGAGGGATAAATCCACCTGTTTCTCTAAGATCTAATTCTGTTACACCTGCAGGATTTTGATTTAATGGAAGACCCTCGATGCCTGCTGCTTGTATAGCGTTTTGTTCTGCTGTATCTCCTCTAGCATAACCTATTCTACCACCCTCTGCTCTATAATATCCTGGGTAATTTTCATTGATATATTGTTCTACAAGAAGGTCTATTTCACCTTCTTCATATCCTAAATTTTTATAATTCTGTTTTAGTCCAGATACAACTTCATCTATCTCTTCTCTAGATCTACCACTTATTCTTTCTTCAGGATCAGGTAATTGTGATCTTTGAAGATAATCTAAACCACCACCTACTATAGAACCAACACCTACATCTCTTATTACTTTACCTAAAGCATTTTCTGTAAAAAATTTACCTAAAGAACCCATTATAGGTGAGGCTTGTAATCCTCTTAATGCAGCCATTGGTCCTCCAAAAGGAATAGTAGCTAAACCAGCTAATGCTATTCCTTTACCTAAAGGAGATTTAAGAACACTTTTAATAGGTTTAGTAATCTTCTTTACTAGGCTTCCTAGGCCATACATTTGTCTCGGGTTTTGCATACGTGATATTGTCATATATTAATTAAACTATTTTAGGGCAGGTATATTTCCTGTAGTATTGCAGTTTATTTGATTTTTTCACTATCGTCAACACGTTTTGCGTGTTCCAATAGATCAAAGAATCGACCACAATATTGATGATCACCAACATGGGTAATATAGTCTAATGCATAGACATAGACTTCTCCACCCATATCTGTCCATCTTTGACAAAAACCAAAATCTTCACCAAAATACCTTTTAGTTTCTATGTCATGTAAAGTATCAAATAAGTTGTAAAAATTTTCTTTTTTTACTTCTTTACCATTAATTACAGTTGGTTGATATATCTCTAGTTCTGGATGATGTTTAATCATCTTCTCAATAACAGCTCGTTTAATCAACATACATCCTGTAGGAGCATGAGTTACCTTTATAACACCATGTTTCATTTCTAACTCGTTTTTACCAATCTTAATAGGAAATACATGTGCGGCTCTTAGTACATCGTCCTTTGTTTTAACAATGTCTGTTTCTTTCATCTTTTTCCACATTTTATCAAGATCAAATGTTTTCATTGGATAGGGACAAGAGATAACATCTTTATCTGCACCTATCATTTTATAAATAGTTTTAGGATTAAAATCTATATCTGAGTCTATAAACAAAAGATAATCATAATGATCTTTGTGATTTAAAAACTCTGCAACACAAAGGTTTCTACCTTGTGTAACAAGTGATGATTTAAGTAAGGTAAAGCTAACAAGAATACCTTGTTGCATACATTCTAATTGAAACTTTAACACAGCCTGACAATAGTGCATAGATACTTCACTATGACATGGAGTAGCTACCATAATCTTAGCTTTTGGTCTATCCAACATTTCATTTATATTTATAGTTCTTACAGAATCTACCTGTTCTATTTTTTCTGTTTGATATGTATCTGCGTTTGCATTTGTTTTCTTTTGTTCAGAAAACCATATTGGATCATTGTTTTGCATTTATTGCCCCTATTAAAAATCTAGTCCAAGATTGTCCTTTTACATTCCAATTGTAAAATTTGTTTACATAATTCTGTTGCATTTTTAAATGTTGATTTATTCCATCTGTATCTAACATATCTGCAGCTGCTTCTATTCCTGCAGCAAACTTTCTAGCTAAACTTTTATAATCATTTGAATATGGTACATACATTGGAAACTCTGCACCTGTTTCATATAAAGCACCATAGTTAGTTGTTATACAGTATAGACCTGCAGACATTGATTCTAATAAAGATATACAAGATGTTTCTTCCCAAATACTAGGATACACAAACATTCTGTAATCTTTCAAATGTTTTTTTATGTATTCATTTGGTTTGTATCCAATGTAATTTACATTTGGTAATTGTTCCGCTTGATTATACAAAGCTTTATATTGATGATCATTTTGTTCAAAAAAACTTTGACCATATACTTCACAAGATGAATACACATCTAAAGTAATTAAAGGATTTTTTACTAATTGCATTGCACCTAACAATACAGATAATCCTCTCCATGGTGTACAGTGATGTACAATTTTTATTGGATCACCTTTTTTATATACAGTAGGTATGGGTTCTACATTCTCAATACCATTTTTAATTACAACACATTTCTCTCTAGGTAAATCAAAGTGTTTAGTAAATTGTTCAAAGTTCCAATTAGAATTAAATACATACCAATCATATTTATTGTGATTAGATTTATCTTTAAACCATGGATTTAGATTAGGTTGATCGTAAGAATTTTTTTGCCAAAGTATATTTATTTTTGTTGGATCTAATGGTGTTTTTTCTGGTACAGACGTACAAATTTTTACTTGATTAAGTAAGCTATGCTCAACATGCTTTCTTAAATATTCAAATTGTAACTCTGTGCCACCTCTAGGGTTTTGGTTTCTTATTTTCATTCATCACTTTCTGAAATACTTCTAGACCTTTATTAGTAACTTGAACTGTAACATCTTGTACGATATCAGGTCCCTCTACTTTTTCTTTATGCACTTCTCCTGTCTTAGTATTTCTATATGTTGTTATAGTTGTACATTCTATTTTTGGTAATTCATCATGTGTGTGAGGAACATCTCCTCCTTCATGAGAATGAGTGATACCATTTTCATGTGTATGTTCTATTTTTTCTTTATCCATTTTCTTGCGATCTATCTATTTCTGCGTAGCTAACAACAACTGTTACTTTATTTGCTGTTGCTGCTTGCGCTTTTATAGCATCTCCTGCTTCTAAATTCAAGCCCTGTGGTGAGGCATTTTCTTGAGAAGATGCACCCATGCTTTTTCTAAAAAACTCTATATCTGTGCTTGCTGAACTATCTCTCATAGAAGCATTACATAAAATAGTTCCTGTGCTAGAGTTTGAAAAATATACGCTTTTAACAATAGCCACAGCTGATGTAGATATGGTTACTACAGTATTTAAATTAGTATCTGCTAAAGATTTTATTGCGTTCTTGTATCTTATTGTCATGATAAAAAATAATTAAAAGCATCTTGTTCGTTTTTTAAATCTTGTTGAAAAGAAAAATTAAGTTGACTTTTTACAGTATCCAATGCTTCTAAAACCTGTCTTTGATTAGACACATCATACTCTTCTTTTGGTTCAGGTATGTATACAGTTATTTTAGCCACTACACTATACCAATAGGTCCCTCTATATCTCTTACAAGTTGATCTAAATAACCACCTTCCAATGCTTCTCTAATTTGACTATCATTATATCCAGCATTACGTAAAACACTTCTTTTCATCAAACTAATTCCACTTCCATCATCTGTAGGAAAAGTCAATGCGTCTGCTACTTGTATAATACCATCCTTAGATTGAAAATTAGTAGGGTCAAAAGTAAAAGTTTGTGTTTCTCTTTCATCATCCTCATCATCTGCAAACTCGTTATAGATATCAAGATTGTTTGGATTCGCACTAACTCCAGGTATAGTTTCATACACTCTAGTATTTAAACCACGCATATCGTATGTTGGTTCATTAAATTTTTTACCTAAACCAAATCTTTGTCCAAGTCCTCTTATAAGATTTCCAAAAAAACCACCACCTGATAAGAATCCCATTAATCCACCACCTCTATTTTTTCTAAAAGCAATTGGGTTATATGCTTTAGCTCTTGCTAACTCTGCTGGAGATACTGTATTTCTACTATCAAAAAAACCTGGATTAACTCTTTGACCACCACCTGCTGCAATAAATGCATCTCTATATTCTCTTATATTTTCTGGTAATTGTTTTGTAACACCAGGAGGTAATTGGGTGCTTGTCATTTGATCTCTACTTATATACGATTCAAGTTCTTTTCTGCTTGCTCCAGATCCACCGCCCGCTTCAGCAGCACTTGTTGCTGCACCAGACATACCTGTATCTTTACTTGTATCTGGACCATCAAATGATCCATAACCATCTAAACTCATGATACCTGATGGTCCTCTGTTGACATCACCTTTTAATGAACCATGTATATCTTTTTTAACAAGTAAATCTTTTTCTGCTTTTGTAATATATGCTAATTCTGTTTCTGGACTATCTGGACTAGACTTCCATTTTATAGGAGCTGTAACTTCTTTTTGTTTACCAAGATAGTTTTTTGCACCACCTTGTACTTCATAACTTATTTTTTTATCTATTGTCATTATCTTCTTCCGTCCGGTTGTGCATCAAGTCTTAAAGTGCCATATCTCCAAGTTTCACCTGTGCCATCATTTTCTATTTTTAATGCTACAAGTCTTCCTCTTGCTCTGGTATCTATCTTATCAGTAGTTGATGTAATTGTAAAGGGACCAAGCGGTGAGCTTGAGGCTGTGTTGTTTGGATAGTCATTTAACAATAATGTAACTTTTGAATTACCTGTAAGAACTTTAAAGTCCGGTATAAATCTTTTAACAGACATAAAGAATTCACCATCTCCCCTGTAATCTGCAAGACCTGTTGATCCTCCTAATGCACTTCTTCTCTGTGTAATATCAAAGTCTCCAGACTGTATAAAAGCATTAATAGAGGTCGTTCCTGAGCTATTGACTTGATCTGTGCCAACTTCATGAGCATAATATGTTGATGCTCCATAAGTATTTGTAATTCCTAATATGTCAGGAAAAACTGGTGTTTCAGTCTTATTATATTCTGTTGCGTAAGGCACATCAAATACTCCAGTGTCAACATACGAAGTTCTAGCTAAAGATGAAGTAGTCCAAAGATTTTCATTATAATTATAAGTAACACATCTATCAATTTGATCCGATCCTGACTTCGGATAAAACCAATTTACTTCACCATATAAAGTATTGTGTTCTCCATAAATAACATCATTAGCATTATAATTTAAACCTAGATTATCTCCTGTAGTTGTAAAAACAAAATCTTCAACAAGACATGGTAATGATTTTACAGTACCATCAAATAAAAAGAATCCACCTTCACCTGACATCCAAAACACTTTACCATCAGAATAAGTTAATGCGTGTTGTCCTATTAATCCACAATTGGTACCAACTTGCCTAATACTAAATGTAAATGGTGGACCAACAAATTGAATTACATATGCAGAGCTATCCGTTAGAACTAAAGTATAATCTTTACCAGATACAGCTCCTACAATTTTATTTCCTTTATCTAATCTAAATGTACCTGCAGTGTTAGTGGCCGTAGGTGTGTATGTATTTAAATCTTCTTGATTAGAAAATCTAATAAACATTGGATCTTGAGTTGTTGGATCACCAATAGTTGTTTCAGTTCCAAAATGAAATAAATGTCTATCTCTGTCAGATACTTGTGTTAATCTTGATGCCGTTGGATTAGCTGAAGTAGAAAAACTTGATGTTGATTTTGAAGCTCTAATTGTTCTAGCATTTGATGCTCCTGCGTTCCAAGTAAAAGTTTCACCATCTCTAATTGTTGCAACTAATACTTCTCCAAAATTATCAAGACTCCAGTTTCCTGGATCTAGAACTACAGAACTTGTAGATCTTTCTGTTCCCCATGTTGATGCTCCCCAAGTTGATGTGCTCCAACCATAACCTAAAGTTTGAAATGTAGGACCAACCACAACATAAGGATTAACTGTTGCAGCTCCAGCTGCAGACATACCAGATCCTCCTTCAGCACGTGAAGCTTGAATTGTAAAACTATCTGTGGCTGCTGTTAAAATTTCATAAGATTGTTGTAGTTCTGCTGCAGTAAAATCAGATGCACCCGTAACAGTTACACTGGATAAAGTAATATATCTTCCAGCAAGTAAACCATGTGATCCTTTATGAATAGTTACTGTTGTTGACGAAGTGGTTGTAGAAATAGTGCACCCTGTAATAGCTGTATCAAGTGGACTAATATCAAAAAATTGTTCACCATAATATAAAAATAAACCTTGTGATGTTCCAATAGCTGCATATCTTTCACCAGCTAATGATGTCCAAGTATGTTGAGCACGAGCTGCTCCAGGTAAAGTTTCGTTTGCAACAGATAATTGATTCCAACCACCTATTTTTTCAGGTAAACCATATCTAAATCTTACAAAATCACCATCAACCCATTGAGACTCTGCTCCTGAATCTGTGACCATCTTGTTAAAACCAGGCTTGAAATTTAATTTTTGTAGCATATAGTGTTTTATATATTATAAATATAGAAAATGAAAGCACGATGATAATGATAATTAATGATTTTTTTGAGAAAGATAAACTTAAACAAGTTGTAAATCATGTAAAAAACAAGATTTCTTTTACTCCACAGTGGTTTGATAATAAATCAAAAACAAAAGATAATTTTTATGGAAACAGGTTTTGTCTAAACAACGATAAAAACCTTCTCAATACTTTTATAAAACAAGGTGAGAAAAAATTTGATATAAAAATTAATAAAGTGCATCATGATTGTGGTATTGACCTAAGAAATTTAGACATATTTCTTCCTCATATAGATGACATGGATGGTATAAAACTTAATATGCTAGTTATGTTAGATGGACCAATTGGTGTTACAACAGGAACTGTTTTTTATACAGATCGTGAGTTAGATATTCATGTTGGTTTTAGACCAAATAGAGCAGTCTTATTTCCATCTACTTATTATCATTGTGCACATCAAAGTAATATTAAAAATTTAAAAAGATATACCGCAAGTATTTTTATAACAGAATATAATTTATAAAATGCAAGATCATTTAAAAGCAGTTGTTAAATTAGATAATATAATTTGTAAAAATTTTATAGATAAAATAATACCTTTTATAGATCATAAAGCTAAAAAAGATATGGAAATTAATAATGGTGTAGATAAACAAATAAGAAATGTAAAAGGTTACCATTTAAATGTTGAAGGAAATCCTACTGATGTATTTTATTGGAATTTTATAAAAACAGAAATAGAAAGGCTATATTACTTTTACAAAATTAAATTTCCTAAAATGGCAAGTTCTAAAATTAATCAAATAGATTTATTAAAATATAATGTTGGAGGAAAATACAATGTACATACTGATCATTATACAAATTCTCCTAGACATTTAAGTATTATAATGAATTTAAATGATACATACAAAGGGGGAGATTTGATTTTTACGGATCAAAATGATAATGAAATTAAAAGATTAAAACTTAATAAAGGATCTATTGTATTTTTTCCAAGTAATTTTATGTATCC